AACAAACGACAATGATACTGAACGTAGAGCAAGAGAAGGCAATTTTAAAGAAGAACAAGAATTAGAAAGAGAAAGAAGGCACAAAGCTTTGATTGAAGCTATTACAGGTAAAAAACAAGCATCAACTGCTACACCTACAGCAACAAAGGCTGATAATGGTTCTGGTTTATTATCAACTATTTTAGGAATAGTAACCGGTTTGATTGGTGATGCAATCAAAGGTGTTATGTCAGTTATCGATGGTATAAGCGCTTTGATTAAAGGTGTGCTGTCGGCATTTTCTTTGGGTCCACTCGGACCTTTAAGACTTTTAGCAAAATTAGGTACTTTTTTGGTACCAGAAAAATATTGAATATCTTGTTGGGTTCTACCGAGCATGCTACCAAGTAAAGCAGGTGCAAATTTAGAACCACCGGTCATAAACTTGGCAATATTTAATGGATCAAATTTCTCACTAAAACCTTTAGACCTTGCTTTAGATTTATCAGATAGTGTTGCTTTTATGGCTGAACCTACGCCTTGACCTTCCGACAATTTTTCAGTCAGATATGAAATATAAGATTTTTCTCTTATCTTTTTGGCTTCTTGATAGTTCATGTTGATCTAGCTTTCTTAATCAGAGGATTGGTATCATCCTCTTTTTCTGGCACATTACTGGCCGTTGTTTTATTACTTATATTGGTATTATTTACACTTTTACTGGTTGCTGGAGATTCCTGAAAAGATTTCTTTAATCCCATGTTCTCTTTTGTTTCTGAATCAATTTTATTACCTGACGATACAGGCGGAACAGCAGTAGATTTATTACCTTGCATATTTTTTAATCGGTCAGCGTCTAATGCGGCACCTACTTGTTCAGGAGAATTATGAGCTACGTTACCCCCAATACCAGAATAATATGAATCACCTTTTTTTAATTTTTTCTTGCCAACGTCCATATCATATGGTATACCAACAGAAGCAAACTCTTTAGCTAATTCTAATATTGCACCATCTCGGTCATCACTTCGACCTTTTACATATGCATCTACTTTTTTTCGATTTTGACCAATTAATCCATTAGCAAATAACATATCTTGTGTGGCTGGATCCAAATAAGTTGTTTCTGGATCTATTTTTAATTTTTCAATTAAACCTTTCATAGTACCAGGAATTATTTGATATTTACCCACAGCAAAAAGTCTATCAGGATCACCTTGTTTTAATGCACCTCGCCTCAAATATTCAGAGATGGTCATGTTACTAAAATCAATAGGCTTATCTGACGGAATCATTTTATTACCAACAGTACCTTTGTTGTACGCATTATAACCGGCTTTGCCGCTTTCATATTTTGATATGTTGGCCGCAAGAGATTCTTTACCAACTAAAGCGGCAGTACCAGCAAGTGCACCGCCAACCAATATTGCAGCACCACCGATTTTGCCAGCAGTAGGTGGTTTAGGTGCTGTGGGTGTAGGTTTAGGTGCTGGTGCTGTGGGTGTAGGTTTAGGTGCTGGTGCTGTGGGTGTAGGTTTAGGTGCTGGTGCTGTGGGTGTAGGTTTAGGTGCAGATACAGTTGGCTTAGTTACTTCTTTTGGAGGTGTAACGGGTTCTCCTTTGGCTTTATCTAACTGATCAGTTTTCTTTTTTTGTTTGCCGATCTCTTTACCGGCATCATCTAATTTTTTTGTTTGTTTTTTTGTTGGCTTAGCTTTTTTTCTGGTAGTCAACGCTTCAATGAGGGCCTGATTTCTACGATTTTCTTCAGATTCAATTTCTTCTTGTTGGTTTTCTCTTTGTTCTAATTCTAATTTTCTATCGTTTTCAATTTTAACAAACAAATCATATATTTGACCAAGATATTGAACTACAGATCCAGAATCAACAGAAGAACTTTTTATTCCTTGATAATCTCGTGGCTTTTTGCCGGTAAAAAAACCAATATCTCGTTTACTTCTTCCTGTTAAAGCACCAAGAAAAGCAGGTGCAAATTTAGAACCACCAGTTACAACTCTGGCGATGTTTAGTGGATCAAAGCGTTGTTTAATGCCGGTAAAAGTTGCTTTTGTTCTATCAGAAATGGAACTTCCAATGGCAGCACCCGTGCCCATACCCGATGATAACCTTTCGGTCATCATAGACATTAAACCTTTTTTTCTGATGTCTTTGGCTTTAAAATAGTCCATTTACTTTTTTCTTTGTCTTTCTCGTATCTTTTGGTTTTCTTCTTCAATATACGCAATCAACATAGAAACGTAAATGTCCCGTTCCCAAGGCATCATATTTTCAAGCTCTGACAAACTATACTTGTGGTGTTGTATCAATGAAAAGTTTGTCTTGTAATAATTACTCAGATTGTCATGACGAAAAATTAGCCGAAAAAATTTTCTAGGCCTTCTACTTCTATTTTATGGTGAAACCCACACTTTGAGCAATCAATTTCAACTGTTTGTTTTAAACTTGGCAAATTATTAAAAAAATTCTCTACCTTGGCAAACTGTGATTGATTCATGCCTTCCACAAACTCTAACATTTCACCTGGTTGTGCTTCTGCTGAGTAATAGAATTGTTCACCATCATAGATATACTCTATAGAACTGGCAATCATATTAAATGTGGTTTCAGTAATATTATTATACTTCAATGAATCTTGAACTATGTTGAACTCTGGATATTTTAATTTGATTGAGATTGTGTCGGTCAACTGAATTTCATCAGAAACACCTTCTTTGCGTTCAACCTGTAAATCTAATAGATTGATTTCTTTTTCCATTAAATTACCACATACTTTATCTTCAACTTCATTATTGCACTTATATTTTGATTCAACAACCTCACCTACTGATTTAGCACGTAAGTTAACAAAATAATATTCAACATCAATGATGGGTAATTTTTCAATATCGACACCTTCCGTTAAGGTACAATTATAAAGGATATCTTTTACATTTTGGTGAATTGTGGATGTTTCATTCGATTCAACTGCCATCAAAAGGTTTCTTTGTTCTTTAACCAAAAATGGTCTGTATTTAATTTTCTTTTTAGATAACGGCAATTCTATTTCATATGTCGGCACATCAAGTTTTGGTAAAGCCATAATTTATCTCCTTATAAAATCACTTAAAAATACTTCTTTGTATGTTATTCACTATTGATTGACCAGCTGCACTTACAGCACCTTGAGCGTTTCCACCTAAACCACCAACCACATCAGAAAAATTGGCCAAGCCAGCATCGACCAATTCCATACCAAATGATTGTAGAGAATTATTACTCCAACGAGTGTATGCAAAAGTTACTGAAAGCTTGTGTGGGTTATCGGATGACCAATCTAAATCTAATTGATTCATTGAAATTGGAAACGCATCAAACAAATTAACAGAATATGATACTTTGTTTTCTACATCATATTGATTAATCTGTATTGTCGTGGAATAATCACCCTTGTATCTAAAATTATAATTGTATGTTGGATTAATAAAATTCATCCAAGCATCAAAGAATATTTTTTGTTGCATATCACCATCAACAATAAAAGTTAAATCCATGTCGTTATAACCAGTCAGATATGGATACTTCTCAACAGGATTAGATCCAATTTTTTGTTCTACTGTCATTAAACTTCTACCTGGCAAATTAGCATTCTCACAACGGTACACTAAATTTCTAGCCGATTTGATATATGGTATTAAAGTTAAAGGAATAGGAATGTTCACATCAAACCTATTTGCTCTCGCTAGGTCTTTTGTGAAACTGGATTTAAAATCGTTAATGGTACCTGGCATTTAACTTTTCCTTATTTCTTCTAATGAATCTTGCCAAACTTCATTTACCGAAGCCTTTTTAAACTGGTGAATAGGCAAGTATGCCGCAATATCCCATTCATTTGGTTGTACGGCAAGTATTTTTGACTGAATATGACCATGTAAATACTTCTTCAAGCATGGCCGAAACTCTCTATAACGCTTGGAGGCGTTTAAAATATCGTAGCTGACTCTCATACGCATAATATCATTATTGCCGTCAAGGATGGCGTAATCCATCAGTTTATCCAAAAGCGTGATTCGGTATTTTACCGGTAGATAATGTAGGTTTAAACCGAGAAAACCATCTTTATATTTTTCCAATACCAAAACCAAAGGAAAGCGGTCATAATATGGTATGTCTTTTTTCGTTTTAGGATCATAATAAAAATAATATAATCCACCAGTCACAAAACGATTTCTTTTTCTAAAAGCTTCGTTATTGATTGTTGATGGTATTCCTGAAGGATTTCTCAACTCAGCAATCTTTGTGGTTAGCCATTTAAGAGAATCACGGCTCATTATTTGCAATTGAGCAGTTGTTCTTTCTTTGGCTAATTGTGTAAGTTTAGATCCCATTGTATTATTTAGTCTATAGTCCTAGATGATCTTCTGTTATTAACTTAAACTCCCAACCACGATCTAAACAATATTCCGTGGCGGCCTTCCATTTGGCTTGATTGATTCCATATGTAACCACCTCATTTATGTATTGTTTTGTCAATCGTTTTTTAGTTTCAGGAGTGATTGTTTGTTTCTTAGGTTTAACTTCAAGTAACATTGTTTTCAACACTCCTGTTTTGGTTCTAACTTTAATCAAAAAATCTGGAAAGTAACGATGCCACAGGCCATCTTTTGGAGATTTATAAGGAATGATCAATTCTTCTGATGCCCATGATACAATATCTGGATTTTTGTCGAACCAATTCATCATCTTACACTCCCAAGAAGAGCGATAAATGATATTATTAGGATCCCCAACGTATTTTTGAGGATTAGAAGGTGTGAAACGTCCATTATAAGCCATATAAATACTATGTATAACTTTTTTAATAGAGGATTCAATGGCCATTATTTCCATACCAAATTCTATAGGTGGAGTTTCCATACCTGGAGCCTTAGTTGAAGGTCCATTAGGTACTCTATTTGGAAATAAATTTGGTCGAACCGATTTACAATACCCTAGAGATTTACAGACATCGACAAGAGGCCATGTTGTTGTAATTAATATCAATGAAATAACACCAGCAACATATGAAAGTGTAAAGAGCAGTTTTATTAAAGGTAAAGATAAATTATTTGGTGCTGTTAATAGTGCTGTCAATAATGCTGGTAGTTCTTTAGAATCAGGATTAAATGCTGTTACATCTTATGTTGACGATATAAAAAGTGGAAAAATATCACTTGGTGGCGAATTAGATAAATCGGTTGCTGGATTGAAAGATTTTCTAGGTAATGACAGTATCAACATTAAAAACCCAACCAAAAAATCTGTTGCCGGAATATCATTGTATATACCAGATACGATGGCTTTTACATATTCTGCTTCATACGGACAATTAAGTTTGGTTGACGCTGCTGCTCAGGTACCGGGAATAGGCAGAGCAGTTGGTGCAATCGCTTCTATTGCTACCAGTGGGCCAGCAAGATTATTGGCCAAGGGTGCCGGATTTGCTTTTAACCCACAACAACAATTATTATTTGATGGTATAGATTTTAGAACATATCAGATGGCATTTACATTTACACCATATTCTAAAAAAGAAGCGGAAACAGTTGCAAAAATTGTTAAAATGTTAAAAACACATGCAGCACCACGATTGGCAGAAGGCACAGCCGGTATGTTTTTTGTACCTCCGTCAACATTTAATTTAGAATTTTTATTTAATGGTAAAAGAAATCAAAATGTTGGCCGAGTTGCTGAGAGTGTAATTGAAAGTATTGATATCAATTATTCTCCAAACGGATTTTCAACTTTTGGTGATGGTGCACCAGTTCAAACAACAGTAACTATAAATTTCAAAGAAGTTGAACTCATTACAAGAGAAAAAATAGAAAAAGAAGGTTATTAATGCAATATTTCGACACATTACCAAAAATTATTAAAACCGATACAAGTGGTAATTCATCACTAATGGTGAATTTGATGGCAAGGTGTAGTGTTATTCCCGACATACTTAATAATCCATTAGTATATTATTCATATGATATCCAAGAAGGAGATACACCAGAAATTATTGCTTACAAATATTATGGTGATTCTTATCGTTATTGGATTGTTTTATACGTAAATCAAATATTAGACCCACAATGGCAATGGCCAATGCAGTCTAGTGTTTTAGAATCTTATATCACAGATAAATATAATTTTAATGCTAAAGCTACCATTCATCATTATGAAAAAGTGATTACCAAATTTAATTCAAGAACAAGCACCACGACAATTGACAATTATATTATTGATCAACAATCTTATAATACTTTACAAACCGGAGTGTTTGAACGTAACATGGCAACCGGACCATTTACTATAACCACTAGCCGTAAAACAGTTTCTTATTATGAATACGAAACAGATTTAAATGAATCGTATAGAAATATAAAATTATTAAATTCAATTTATGTGGGTGAATTGGAAAAACAGTTTAAAAAATTAATGGCTTAACATGGCAGAATTTGATCAATCTTCTTTAGGTGTGGAATCTCCTGGTGCCTACTATACACAAGACTATTCATTAGAAACTTTAAATTTTTTAACTTCAAGTGGTCAAAAATTTGAGTTAAAACGTTTAATGATTGATATGTCCTATTATGAGGACCTTTATAGTTTTACAGCCTCAGGTTATGTTACAGTAACAGATTCTCAAGGATTTATTGAACTTTTTCAATTAACAGGTAATGAATTCATTGAAGTTAATTTTGGTAAAGTAAAAAATGGATCAAACAATAATGATCAATTGTTTCGAGTATACAAAGTTGGAGGTAAAAAACCTGCAGGAAATTTAAATACTGAAACATACACACTATATTTCTGTTCGGAAGAATTGTTGTTATCTGAACAAATTAAAATCAGTAAATCGTATACTGGCCAAAAAATATCCACTATTGTAGAAAACATATTGGTTGATAAATTAAAAGTGCCTAGCAGCAAAATTAATAACATTGAATCAACAACTGGTTTATATGATTTTGTTATACCTCGATTAAAACCATTTGAAGCGATTAGTTGGTTGTCAACTTATGCTCGACCAGCAAATAATGGTTCCGTTGGTGCTGATATGTTATTCTTTGAAACTAAAGATGGGTTTAATTACCGATCATTGCAGTCCATGTTTAAAGAAGAACCATATGCTACTTACAAGTATCAGGCACAAAACATTGCCATGGATAAACAATCTTTTAAAGAAAAAACAATAAGTGTTTTGGATTATGAATTTGTTAAAACTTATGATTCAGTCAACGAAATAAGTTCTGGCACATTTGCAAACAGATTAATTTCAATTGATCCATTAACAAGGTCATACAAAGTAACCGATTTTGATTATTTAAAGTATAAGAACCAAGCAGTTACATTAAATGAAGGTGAAGTAAGTAATGCGTTAAAGAATAGATTGGGGTTAACTCAATATGAAACATATGATGCAACACTAAAAGTAGCTTTGTCAAATTCTGGCCAAAATGAAGCAGCTTACTTTAAAGAAATACCAGGATCAGTTGCAAAAAACATTGCAATAGAAACATATTTGCCAAATAGAACGGCACAAATTGCTCTCGCAAATTATACTGTTGTTAAATTAACAATACCTGGTGATCCAGGTTTGACAGTAGGCAGAACAATTGAATTTAATTTGATGTCACTAAGACCAGAAACAAACGAAAAACAATTGGACAAATTTTATTCAGGCAAATATTTGGTCACAGCAGTTCGACATATCATACAACCAAATAAATATCAAACAGTTCTTGAAATTAGTAAAGATAGTGTACCAAATAATTATCAAGAAATAGATCAAACGGCATTTAAAGAAGCGGTGGCAGAATGAATAATTTTATAGGCAAAGATGGATTTAATTGGTGGTATGGTGTAGTAGAAGATGTTAACGATCCAGCCAAATTGGGTCGAGCAAAAGTTCGTATCTTCGGACACCACACAGATAACTTGGTAGAATTACCAACAAAAGATTTACCTTGGGCCGCAGCCGTTAATCCAGTAAACAATTCAAAATCATTTAGTGCACCTAGATTAGGTGACTATGTGATGGGTTTCTTCTCTGACGGAACTTCATCACAATCACCAATAATGATGGGTGTTTTTCCTGGACTTGAAGCTGTACCAAATAAAAATAAAGGATTTTCACCTCAGAGTGATTTAAAACCGGCAACACCACCATCAGGCCAAGTTCAATATGAAGCAGGCAAACCTACACTTTCACCTTTATCTAGAGGTGTGGTTGATAAAACAGCCATTTCACAATCCAATGCTAATTTAGCTCATGTGTGTGACATCTCAGTAAATATGAAATTTGAAATTGCTAAAATGGCATTTAAAACAAGTGAATTGGTAGAAACAATTAGATCCGCAATTAAAGGCCTTTGGGCTAGTGCATCTTCAAGTCCATTTGCTGATGAAATCAGAAGTGCTATAAAAACAATTAAAGCACAAGTTAAAGTAATACAAAAATTTATTAAAAAAATACAACAATATGCCGGAGCTGTTAAAGATTTAATGGATCAACTACAAAAAATAATTCAATACGTTGCTACATTACCAGCAAGAATAGCCAAATTTCTACAAGATTGTTTAAAAGAAGCTCTTGGTGGTATATCTGGTGCAATTGCTGTAGGTCAAGAAATTCAAAAAAATATTACAGAAGGAAATGTTTCTTTAGCAAACTCATCAGCTATTGCAGCAGAACTAGCTTTGACCGATAAAGAAACTATTGTGCCAGTTCAAAATACGATTGGGAAACCATAATGGCCGATATGTCATGGACGGAACCGGAATCAGCAGCTAATACTGATTACCAACCAATATATTCTTATAATAATATACAACAAACAGAATCAGGTCATTCATTTGAAATGGATGATACACCAACTCGTGAACGTGTTCGTATACAACACCGTTCAGGTTCGTTTATTGAGATGCATCCTAACGGTGACGAAGTTCATAAAATTGTTGGTAAAGGCTATGAAATTATTGCTTCTGATAAAAACGTATTAATTAGAGGCATTTGCAACATAACTATTGAGGGTGATTCGGCACTTCATATTAAAGGTGATGCTTATACACAAATTGATGGGTCTGCATATCAAAATGTTAAAGGTGATGTAAATCAATCCGTTTCTGGAGATGCAATACAATCCGTTGACGGTGATGTGGAAATAAATTCTTCTGGTGATATTACATTGGGTGCTTCAACCGTTAACGTAAATGCTGATTTGTATGTTCGTGGTGATATAGGCACATCACAATCAGTTCAAGCAGATGGAAATATTACAGCAGGTCTTTCTGTATCTGGTAATAAATCTGTTGAAACTTTAGGTTATATGATAGCAGGTACAACAATTGATGCCGGCATTTCAATGTTTGCGCCAATGGTTTCAGATATGTTTGGTTCAGTACAAATGTTTAGAATAAAAGTTAATATGCATACTCATATTGGAAACCGTGGATTCCCAACTTCACCTCCATTAAACGCACCAATGGAATCATAATATGTCCAGTATATACAATAGATTAGGATATAATTTTGATACCACCAAATTTGGTGATGATGTCGATTTAGCTCCTGGTGCGAATAACTTTCTTAATAATTCTTCAATTAATTTAAGTCAATGGCAAGTTGATGATATTGCAACATCAACAGCAACAGGTTACTATCAGAATCCATATTCATCTGTATTAAGTAATATGACAGTTGTTCTTACAGGTATGGCTGCAAACTGTAACATCAGTTCAATAACTTTTAATGTAGCTCCAACACAAGCAAACACATTATATTCTTCAATTATAAATGCATTAACGGCTGTTTCTGATTTTACAACACACACAAATTATATATCTGGTGTTGAACGATCAGCCAATACTGTTTTATATCCAGATTTAAATACAGCCCTATCAATTGGTCGCCAAGTATTAAGCTTAACCAATAAATCGGATCAAACACAAAATAACGTGCCGGTATTAGGAAATTTTACTAGCCTCTATATTCGTGACGATGTTGATTCAAGAAGTAACGCAATAATTATAGATTCAAGAACTTTAGGTAATTCTCTGTATGTTGAAGATGGTAACACATACAGTAACATTTCTGTTTCTAGTATTAACACAATTATAACAGATGTTAATTCTCTACAAACCTTGTTGGCAACCAGAAGAAACGGAGATATTAATTTTTATCAAAATTCGTTGGCAATTATAAGAGATTATCAAACCGTTTTGACTTTTTCTAGTGTTGGTGATACACAAAATTCTTTATTGCAAATAGTTGGCACAACAAAATTAAAAACTGATTTAGCTACTGCAAAGCCTTTGGCTGTAACAGTAAATACTTCAGCCGTATTGTATAATAATCCGTTTGCATCTGCTTTAACGTCAGGCACAGGAACAGGCACAACAATTGTAACTGGTGGTACGGGTGCCACAACTACTGGTGAAACAGGAACTTTTACTCTTACAGATACGGGTGTTAGTCCTGGAACTTATGGTTCTGCAAACAGAGTTCCTATTTTTACAGTAGATAGGTTTGGCCGCATTACATCTGCCACCTCTTTAGAAGCTGCTGGTGGTGGTGTATCGATTATTCAATTTGACACAACAACAACTAATCCAATTGCTGTTGACAATTTTGATATTTACACATATCGAAGTGCCAAATATGAAATACAAATAACATCAGGTTCTTTTTATCAAGTAATTGAGTTAAGGGTAATGCACAATGGAATTTGTGCCTTTATGACTCAATACGGTGAACTTGTAAGTGATATTACTCTTGGTCAATTTGATGCTGATGTTGCAAACAACGTGGTTAATTTATATTTTCGTCCTACACAAGCAATAAATACTGTTAAGATGATTAGAAGGTTAATCACAATATAATTTTTTAAAAAGGTGATTTTATTATGCGTTTTCATATTTTAGGTTTACCACATACTGTATCTTCAAAAGAATATAATGCTTGTGCTTATACACAAAAGGTAGTTAAATTTGGCAAAATGATGAAGTCGTTAGGCCATACTATTATACACTACGGCCACGAAGATTCAGATTTAGTTTGTGATGAACATGTTACGGTCACCACTAATAAAGATTTAGAAATTGCTTATGGTGATTATGACTGGCGTAAGAATTTTTATAAATTTGATGTCAATGACCATGCTTACCAAACATTCTATAAAAACGCCATTGTGGAGGTTGGTAAAAGAAAACAAAAACACGATTTTATTCTTCCTTTTTGGGGATCAGGTGTGCGTCCAGTTTGTGATGCACATTCAGATTTAATTTGTGTTGAACCAGGAATTGGTTATGCTGGCGGACATTGGGCTCGCTGGAAAATATTTGAATCATATGCAATATACCATGCTTATTATGGAATGACAGCCGTTGGTAGTTGCAAACAAGATTGGTATGATGCAGTTATTCCAAACTATTTTGATCCTGATGATTTTACTTTCCAAGAAAAGAAAAAAGATTATTTTTTATTTTTAGGTCGTGTATATGATGGTAAAGGTGTAAATGTTGCGGTTCAAGTAACTGAAGCACTTGGTGCCAAATTAATTATTGCAGGCCAAAATTCATTAACTCAAATGGGTTATAAAGAGATACCTGCTCATATTACTGAAATTGGTTACGCTGACGTTGAGATGCGAAGAAAATTGATGTCCGGTGCAAAAGCAGCCTTTGTGCCATCAATGTATGTTGAACCTTTTGGTGGAGTTCAAGTTGAAATGTTGTTCTCAGGAACACCTACAATTACAACTGATTGGGGTTCATTTACAGAAAATAACATACATGGAATTACTGGTTATCGTTGTAGAACCTTTGAACAATATTTGTGGGCTGCTAACAATATTCACAATATTAATCCTAAAAATTGTCGTGCTTTTGCTGAAAACTTTACATTAGAAAAAGTTGGCAAAATGTATGAGGAATATTTTCAATCTGTTTTAAATGTTTACACTGGTAATGGTTGGTATGAAAGAAATGATGCAAGACTTCAATTGAATTGGTTAAAGAAAAATTATCCTCATGAAATGCCTCAAACTATTAAACTAAATAGTTAGTTATAGAAGTACGTTTTAAAACAAAGGGGATAGTGAACCTTGAGCTGTGACGCAAATAATTTTTTCATAGTAAAAAATGGGCTGACTGTTGGCATTACTCCGGTAATTGCCGCTAATGGAGCTTGGATAGGACCTTTAGGTTCAAATCCTGGAGCTACAGGCGCTCAAGGTGCTACTGGTGCGTTAGGTGTTCAAGGTGCTACGGGTATACAAGGTGCTACTGGCCTTGGTGCAACAGGTTTAACTGGACCAACAGGCGCAACAGGTCCTTCAGGTGGGCCAACAGGTGCAACCGGTGATATCGGTGCAACCGGCGCAACAGGTCAATTAGGAACAACCGGCGCTACTGGCCCAATTGGAATTCCTGGACCACAAGGTTCAACAGGATTAACTGGCGCAACCGGTATTCAAGGCTTGACTGGTGCGACAGGAACTCCAGGATCGATAGGTAGTTTAGGTTCAACTGGTGCAACCGGCCCACAAGGTCCAGTAGGACTTAGAGGTGCAACAGGTTCTACCGGTAATCAAGGCACAACAGGTGCAACCGGCCAAAATCAGCCTTGGATCACAATCTCATCAAATACAACGGTAACACTCAATCAACAGTATCTTGCAAATACTGCAAACGGATCTTTTACAATTACACTTCCTGCATCACCCGTGCTCAGTAACACAGTTATTATTGCTGATGCTGGAACTTTTAATAATGATTGGAGTGTTCGAAATCTTATAATTAATCCAAATGGTGAAACAATTGAAGGTGTTAATGATACACTTGTATTGGATGTGGGTCAGAGTTTAATTTATTTGATTTATGATGGTACAACATGGCGACAAGTATCAAGTGCTGGTCCAATAGGTTTAACAGGTTCAACTGGACCAATTGGAACAACAGGTGCAACTGGACAAATTGGAACAACTGGTGCAACTGGTCCAACAGGATCTACAGGTGCAGGAACAACCGGTGCTACAGGCACCACCGGTCCTGTTGGGCCAATAGGTCCACGAGGATCTACTGGTGCAACTGGCATTGAAGGACCAATAGGTTCAACAGGTGCAACTGGACAAATTGGAACAACTGGTGCAACTGGTCCTCAAGGTGAAATTGGTTTAACAGGATCTACAGGACTTATAGGTACAACAGGATCCACAGGAGCTACTGGTGTATTGGGATCCACAGGTGCAACAGGTCCAATTGGAACAACTGGTGCAACTGGTGCTACAGGATCTTTAGGTTCAACAGGTGCTACAGGATCTTTAGGTTCAACAGGTGCCACAGGATTACGAGGCGCTACTGGCGCAACAGGTGCTACTGGTGGATTTGGTTCAACTGGTGCAACTGGTCCTCAAGGTGATCCAGGTGGCGCAACTGGACCAATAGGATCGACTGGTGCAACCGGTGCAGGAACAACTGGCGCTACTGGTGCTACAGGAAGCTTGGGTACTACAGGAGCTACTGGTCCATTAGGTTCTACCGGCGCTACAGGTTTAAGAGGATTTACGGGATCTACGGGACCAATTGGAACAACAGGTGCAACTGGACCTCAAGGTGATCCAGGTGGTGCAACAGGTGCTACGGGAGAAATGGGTGCTACAGGAGATGTTGGACCTTTTGGAGCAACAGGTTTAACCGGTGAAATTGGTCCTGTTGGTGAAACAGGCGCAACTGGACCACAAGGTGCCACAGGTATTCAAGGTACTCCAGGTGGTGCAACAGGTCCAATTGGAATAACTGGTGCAACTGGATCACAAGGTGCCACAGGCATTCAAGGTCCCACAGGTGCCACAGGACCAAGAGGTAATATTGGTAATACTGGATTAACAGGAGCTACAGGTGTAGGTGCCACAGGCATTCAAGGTTCCACAGGTGCCACAGGACCAAGAGGTAATATTGGTAATACTGGATTAACAGGAGCTACAGGTGTAGGTGCTACAGGCATTCAAGGCGCAACAGGATTAACTGGTGCAACAGGTATTCAAGGTAATCCGGGTGGTGCTACAGGAACCACCGGTGCTACGGGACCTCAAGGTTTAAGAGGTGCAACAGGACTTCAAGGTTTTCAAGGAAATGTAGGTTCTACAGGTGCCACAGGACCAAGAGGTAATACCGGTGATACTGGTGCAACCGGTTTAATAGGTTCAACAGGTCCAACTGGTAATACAGGATCAACAGGATTAACTGGTGCAACAGGTATTCAAGGTGATCCGGGTGGTGCTACGGGAACCACCGGTGCTACAGGAGCTACAGGCATAGGTTCTACTGGTGCAACGGGTGTAATTGGAACGACAGGTGCCACCGGTGCTACCGGCGGCATAGGTTCAACTGGTTCAACTGGTCCAGTAGGCTCAACGGGCGCAACTGGTCTTGAGGGTGCCACAGGAGAAACAGGTTCTATTGGTCCTACAGGTGCAACTGGTGTTTTTGGTTCTACGGGCCCTAGAGGACCACAAGGATTTACAGGATCTACTGGACCAATTGGAACAACTGGTGCAACTGGATCTCAAGGTGCAACTGGACCAATTGGATTACAAGGAACTCAAGGTGTAACTGGTAATACAGGAACAACTGGTGCAACTGGATCTCAAGGTGCAACTGGACCTCAAGGTGCCACCGGCGAAGGAGCAACCGGTGCAACTGGACCAATTGGAATACAAGGACCTCAAGGTGTAAGAGGTTCAACTGGACCAATTGGAATACAAGGACCTCAAGGTGACATTGGTAGTACAGGACCACAGGGACCTCAAGGTGATCCGGGTGGTGCAACGGGTGCAACTGGACTACAAGGTGCCACCGGCGAAGGAGCAACCGGTGCAACTGGATCAATTGGAACAACTGGTGCAACTGGACCACAAGGTGCCACAGGTATTCAAGGTGTGATTGGTAATACGGGAACAACTGGTTCAACTGGATCAATTGGAACAACTGGTGCAACTGGACCACAAGGTGATACAGGATCAACTGGATTAATTGGACCAATTGGTGCTACAGGAGCTACAGGTATAGGCTCTACTGGTGCCACAGGACCAAGAGGTAATATTGGTAATACTGGATTAACAGGAGCTACAGGTGTAGGTGCTACAGGAGCTACAGGTTTATTAGGTTCTACTGGTGCCACAGGACCAAATGGCTCAACAGGAGCTACAGGCGCAACTGGATCAATAGGTGGTACCGGTGCCACAGGTGTAATTGGAACAACGGGTGCCACAGGTTTTGATGGATCAACAGGAGCTACAGGAGCGACTGGTGTAATTGGTTCTACAGGATCGACAGGAATAACAGGATCAAGAGGTTCTACTGGTATTACGGGAAATACAGGTGCAACAGGACTTTTTGGATCCACAGGCGCAACTGGTGTTTTCGGTTCTACGGGAGCAACCGGTGTTTTTGGTTCAACAGGTGCAACTGGTCTTGAGGGCGCTACAGGTGCAACGGGCGTCTTTGGTTCTACAGGTGCAACTGGTGTTTTTGGTTCTACGGGCCCTAGAGGACCACAAGGATTTACAGGATCTACTGGACCAATTGGAACAACTGGTGCAACTGGATTAAAAGGCAATACAGGATCCACAGGACCAACGGGTACAACAGGATCCACAGGACTAACAGGTTCCACAGGAGCCACAGGCCTTGAAGGCTCGACTGGCGCTTCGGGTGCTCAAGGTGACAAATATAGAACAACTTCAAATACAACATTAACTTTAAGTGATTACAATGTTGGTAATCAATTAATTTTAACAACAGCAAATTTATTTTTAAGTTATAGTTCACAACAAAGTGTAATTCTTGCTGCTGATGAAAATCCTAATAATTATTTAAACGGTAGTGTTTATTTTTACAATCAATCAAATGGACAATTAATATTAACTGTTACAAATAATGATTTTGCCAGTAACACTTCTTATAGTTCTTGGTTAATTAATTTAAATGGTTCTGTTGGTATTGCTGGTGCAACCGGTGCCACAGGATTTACGGGTAATACTGGTGCAACAGGGCTCCAAGGATCAACCGGTGCCACAGGACCTGAAGGTGCAACAGGTGTATTTGGTTCTACAGGTGCAACAGGAGAACCTGGTTTGACTGGTTCTACAGGTGCCACAGGACCTGAAGGTGCAACAGGTGTATTTGGTTCAACAGGTGCAACAGGAGAACCTGGTTTATTTGGATCAACCGGTGCCACAGGACCTGAAGGTGCAACAGGTGTATTTGGTTCTACAGGTGCAACAGGAGAACCTGGTTTATTTGGATCAACCGGTGCCACAGGACCAATTGGTTCCACAGGAGCATTTGGTTCCACAGGTGCAACAGGAGAACCTGGTTTATTTGGATCAACCGGTGCAACGGGTGTATTTGGTTCAACAGGTGCAACAGGAATACCTGGTTTGACCGGTTCCACAGGTGTAACTGGACTAACAGGAAATACCGGTGCCACAGGACCAATCGGTGCCACCGGTGTATCGAATGGATCTTTTAAAACATGGAAAGTTGATGGCCAAAGTGATTTGGTTGCTATTGATGAAGATATTATACAACTGGTTTCAGAAAATGATGTTATACTTAGAATTAACGCAAACACAAATCCTAAGCAATTAATTATTTCAACCAAAAGAATACGGCACATAGATATAGATGGTGGTTCGGCAATTTCTGTTTATAGTCCATCGGATATGATGGATATAGAAGGTGGTTCCGCAATTTCTGTTTACGGTCTATTAGACATAATTGACGGAGGAGCAGGAAATACTGTTTTTTCATCATCAGATTTAATTTATAACGGAGGCACAGCTTAAAATGGCTAGCAAAATACAAATAAGACGAGATTCATCAAATAATTGGACAAGCACGAACCCCACTTTGTCACAAGGTGAACCTGGTTATGAAATAGACACCACTAAAATAAAATATGGTGATGGTATAACTCCATGGAATAGTTTACTATACACTTCAGGAACTCCTGGTGCAACCGGTCCTGCAGGGAATACTGGTGCTACTGGACCAATAGGTTCAACAGGACCAACAGGCAATACAGGATCAACAGGTCCAGTAGGTTCAACAGGACCAACAGGTAATACTGGTGAAATTGGTTTAACTGGTTCAACAGGTCTAACTGGTAATACTGGTGCTACTGGACCAATAGGTTCAACAGGACCAACAGGAGATACTGGTGCTACTGGTCCAACAGGTTCAACAGGTCCTACGGGTGCAACTGGTTCAGTTGGATCTACTGGTGAAACCGGCTTAGGATTTACTATTGCAAAAACGTACTCAAACGTTGCATCATTAACAGCTGACACATCACCAACAGGAATTGCTAATGGACAGTTTGCAATCATTGATACAGGCAATGTAGAAGATGCTGAAAATTCAAAATTATACTTATGGAATGGTTTAATATACACATATGTGACTGATTTATCTGGTGCTGCAGGTATTCAAGGACAAACTGGTGCAACAGGTCCAGTAGGTTCTACAGGACCAACAGGTAATACAGGATCCACAGGTCCAATAGGTTCTACAGGACCAACAGGGAATACTGGTGCTACAGGACCAACAGGTAATACTGGTGAAATTGGTTTAACTGGTTCAACAGGTCTAACTGGTAATACTGGTGCTACTGGACCAATAGGTTCAACAGGACCAACAGGTAATACTGGTGAAATTGGTTTAACTGGTTCAACAGGTCTAACTGGTAATACTGGTGCTACTGGACCAATAGGTTCAACAGGACCAACAGGAAATACAGGATCCACAGGTCCAGTAGGTTCAACAGGACCAACAGGAGATACTGGTGCTACTGGACCAATAGGTTCAACAGGACCAACAGGCAATACAGGATCCACAGGTCCAGTAGGTTCAACAGGACCAACAGGAAATACAGGATCCACAGGTCCAGTAGGTTCAACAGGACCAACAGGAGATACTGGTGCTACTGGTCCAATAGGTTCAACAGGACCAACAGGAAATACAGGATCCACAGGTCCAGTAGGTTCAACAGGATTGACTGGAGCCACTGGTGAAACCGGTTTAGGATTTATCATTGCAAAAACATATAGTAATGTTGCAAGTCTAACAGCTGACACATCACCAACAGGAATTGCTAACGGCCAATTTGCAATCATTGATACAGGCAATGTAGAAGATGCTGAAAACTCTAGGTTATATCTGTGGAATGGAACAATTTATTCTTACGTAACTGATTTATCTGGTGCTGCAGGTATTCAAGGACAAACTGGTGCAACAGGTCCAGTAGGTTCTACAGGACCAACAGGGAATACAGGTTCAACAGGACCAACAGGAGATACTGGTGCTACTGGTCCAACAGGTTCTACAGGACCAACAGGAAATACAGGTTCAACAGGACCAACAGGAAATACAGGATCCACAGGTCCAGTAGGTTCAACAGGACCAACAGGAGATACTGGTGCTACTGGTCCAACAGGTTCAACAGGACCAACAGGAGATACTGGTGCTACTGGTCCAACAGGTTCTACAGGACCAACAGGGAATACTGGTGCTACTGGTCCAATAGGTTCTACAGGACCACAAGGGCCCACCGGTGATCCCGGTGCAACGGGACCAGTAGGTTCAACTGGTGTAACTGGACCACAAGGTTCAACAGGAAATACTGGTGCCACAGGTATACAAGGATCTGATGGTGCAACAGGACCAGCAGGACCAACAGGAAATACTGGTGCTACCGGTCTAACTGGTAATACCGGTGATACAGGACCGATTGGCTCAACTGGTGCTACTGGTTTGACTGGTAATACCGGTGATACAGGACCGATTGGTTCAACTGGTGCGACCGGTGTAATAGGGCCAACAGGAAATACTGGCGCTACAGGTGCAACTGGCACTCAAGGTTCTACTGGTGCTACAGGTATTTCAGGAACAGATGGTGCAACCGGTTCTACAGGACCAATAGGTGCTACCGGTCTAACTGGTAATACTGGTGCTACTGGTGTTTCTGGTGCTGATGGTGACCGCTATCACACAACATCTAACACCACGATAACATTAACTAATTATCCAATTGGCAATACATTAACTTTAGTTACTAATGATTTGTATTTGGATTATAGTCCTCAACAAACTATTATTGTTGTTTCTTTTGTTGATCCAACGGATTATATACATGGTACAGTTAACACTTATGAACAGTCGAATGGACAATTAATTTTAACTGTAACAAATACAGCTAATGCAACATCAAATCAATATAGTTCTTGGATTATTAACCTTGATGGTGCAGTTGGTATTCAAGGTACCACAGGTGCAACAGGCCCAACCGGACTTACTGGTGCTACTGGCCCAACAGGTAATACAGGATCAACAGGACCACAAGGTGACACAGGTGCAACCGGTGTTCAAGGTGCAACTGGTGCCACAGGCATTCAAGGACCTGATGGTGCAACAGGCGCTACTGGTGTTCAAGGTGTAACCGGTAATACTGGTGCAACAGGTCTTGTTGGCGCAACTGGTTTAACTGGTAATACCGGTGATACAGGACCGATTGGCTCAACTGGTGCCACGGGTATTCAAGGTATAACAGGAAATACAGGTAACACAGGACCAATAGGTTCAACTGGTGCAACAGGCGTAACAGGTAATACCGGCGATACAGGACCGATTGGAACAACTGGTGCAACCGGACCACAAGGCCCAACAGGTAATACTGGTGCTACAGGACCAATTGGTGCAACTGGTTCAGATGGTGCAACAGGTGTAACAGGAAATACTGGTGCAACAGGATTATCAATATATTATTCTGATGCTTTTGACAGAGCTAATTCTGCTTCAGCAAATACAATTTATACTCAAGGTGTTGATGATACACAGAATACTAACATCACTACTACCGACACGAAAGCACAGGCAGCTTTTGATACAGCCAATGCTGCTATGATAATACCACAAAATAGACAATCGGTTGATTACACTTTACAAAATTCTGATTCAGGAAAACATTTGTATTATAGCGGACTAAAAACTTCGGTGAATTTGTATATTCCGTGGACATCAAATACAACATATGCTAACGGTACAACAATTACCATTATTTCTAACACATCATCAAATGTAAACATTATACCAAACAATAGTGTATCTTTGTATCTTGCAGGTAACACCACATCAATTTCAAGAAATGTGACAACATATGGAATGGCAACAATGATTATGACTGCTGCAAATACGTGGTACATTAATGGAACAGGAGTTATTTGATGCCTAGTATTCAATCAATTTTGATGAATAGTATAAACAATGTAAAGTTGAATAATTATCTTGCTGGTTTATTTAAAACCACATATTCGGGATACTTTGCTGATAATGTTAGTTTTTTTGCAACAGCTACACCAACAACTTTTGGCGCTAACCCAGCAACATCAGTTCAAACTACCGCAATTTCAGAACCAAGTAGTGATGATGGAAGTAGTTTTAGTGTTCAATGGTTAGGTTATTTTTTACCAAACACAACAGAAACATATACATTTTTTACATCAAGTGATGATGCTTCTTATGTTTGGGTAGGTTCAAATGCTTTGTCTGGATTTACAACTGGAAACGCAACAGTAAATAATGGTGGGTTACACGGTACTGTTGAAGCAAATGGAACTGCTTCTCTTACAGCAGGTATATATTATCCAATAAGAATACAATTTGGTGAGAATAGTGGTGGTGATGTGTTAACATTTAATTATTCCACACCAACGATAACAAAAACAACTGATGTTACCGGTAAAGTATTTTATAATCCAACAACGAACGGATTTTAATAAATGCCATTAAAACAAAGTGAACTTGCAAGTAGCGGTTTAGGCCGAGGTGCTACGGGCCCAATTGGTCCGATAGGTGCAACGGGTTCAACTGGACCAATTGGATCTACGGGTTCAACCGGACCAATTGGATCTACGGGTGCAGGAACAACCGGTGCTACAGGACCAATTGGTCCTGTGGGTGCAACAGGTCCACAAGGTTCTACTGGTGCAACTGGTATTCAAGGACCAATAGGTTCAACAGGTGCAACAGGCCCCGTTGGTTCAACAGGACCGTTTGCAGATACAACAGCAACACTAAACATTACAGGTGTTAATGTTTCAAACATTTATTATTTTACAAATTATGCTCCAAGAAACTTACGAATTAGCTATATGTCTGCAACAATAGTAAATGGTTCTGGCACTGCCACAGTAACAATTTTTAATAGTCGTGGCAGTATTGGAAATTTACAATCTGTTCCTGTTAACAACACGAGTAATAGCTTTAGGGTACCAAATGTGAATTTCAATGTTGCTGTAGGAGAAACTTTGTATGCTAGTATAACTAACAATGCTTTAAGTTCATCCAGTGCTGTTTTAGTTATTACTTTAGGATTTTCTTCTTAATTAATATGCCTGAAATATATATTGACACTGCTGGTTCTCAAAACTGGACTGTTCCAGCAGATTGGGATATAAAAGCTCCCAATAAAATAGAACTTGTAGGCGGAGGTGGAGGTGGAGGAATCAGTTTAATTTATGAACTTTATACTTTTTTTGATTTCAACAGCATACCACAAACAAATAGACTTGGCTATAGGTTTTATAATTATGGTTTAGGTGGAGGTGGAGGTGCGTATGCGAGAATTACTAATGTAAATTTGGTTCCAGGACAAGTTATACCAGTAAGCGTTGGCGGAGGTGGTGAACAAGGTGTTCGTACTGCAATTTACAGTACGACAGGATTTAATAAAATTAATTATGGTGGTGGTGGTGGATCAACTTTTTTTGGTTCTGCAGAATCGATTATTTTTGTGTCAAGTAGGGCAGGATCGTGGAATATGGATTATATTAGTGGATTTGAGTCACCTCAAGGTGTCAATCATCAAGGAGGAATTTTTGGAGATCCAAGTAATACCAATAATGTGAAGGTTCCGCCAGGATTTTTGACAACAAGAGTTGATTATGGACAAGGGATGAGCCGTAATTACGATTTGTCTTTTCAAATTCCTCCATCATTTAAAACAGATCCATTTAATTTACCAATAAACGGTAGGTGGCCAACAGGAGAAAATCCTGCAACTTTTCCAGGTTTTCCTGGAGTTGCACCGGACAATCCTACATTTATAGTAAATCCTAATAATCAATCTTTTATTTATGGTGCTGGTGGCGCAGGCGAAATAATGCAAAGACCTGGAGGTTTTGCAAGTCCACCCACTCCATCATTTATTGTGGTTCCACCACAACCAGGAAATAAAGGAGTTATAAAAATTACTTATGTTAGCACAGGTACTCATCAAAATTGTGTGTGGATATCATAATCTCAAAATTTCGAATTTTTGTGTTCCGGCTCAAGAATTTTTTTTAGCGCTTTCAAAGTTTCGAAAAGCGCATTTACTCCTAGAAGCGTAATAAATAAAAGATGGCAAACCTAACAAAGATATATTCAGACATCGACTTTACATTTACCAAAAAACCGGTAATTGGTGATGTCGCTCTTAGCTACGATGACTTGGCGGTTATTCGTTCAATCCGTAATCTACTGTTGACCAAACATTATGAAAGACCTTTTAATCCTGACATTGGATCAAACATTGATGCGATACTATTTGAACCAATTTCACCGGTAACAGCAACAAGTTTAGAAAAAGAAGTGGAACTGGTTATAAAAAACTATGAAAAAAGAGCAAAGTTAAAAGAAATAATCATTGTACCATATCCTGATAAAAATGCTTATGATATTACAATTAGTTTCTACATTGAAAATGCTACATTACCAACATCAGTAACATTACTTCTAGAAAGAAATAGATAAAATGGCTGGAAATAAATCCAATATTCAGATTACAGATTTAGATTTTAATACAATTAAAACTAATCTTAAAAAGTTTCTGCAATCACAAAACACATTACAAGATTACAACTATGAAGGTTCTGCACTTTCTACATTGTTGGATATTCTTGCCTATAATACACAGTATAATGCTTATTACTTGAATATGGTTGCTAATGAGATGTTTTTGGATTCAGCACTACAAAGGTCATCGGTTGTTTCTCATGCAAAACTATTAAACTATACACCAAAATCAGCATCAGCTCCATCAGCCACCATTAATATCACTTTTAATCAAGTGACTGATTCTTCGTTAACACTACCAAAATTTACTTCTTTTATGTCCGAAGCAATTGATGGCGTGAATTATAAATTTGTAACAGTTAACTCAACCACATTAAATACAAATACTGTTTCCAATTCAGTTACATTTTCAAACTTAACAATTAAACAAGGTGAACCAATCACCTTAAATTATACCTATGATTCTGCGGCCAATCCAACAGCTATATTTGATTTACCCGACACAAACGTTGACACAACAACTCTGACTGTATCGGTACAACAAAGTGGTTCAAATACTGCCTATGAAATCTATAATTTAGCAGAAGATTATTTAAGTTTAAATACAACATCAAGTGTGTATTTTTTACAAGAAGGTATCAATGGTTTCTATCAAATATATTTTGGTGATGGTATATTAGGTAAATCAATTACTGATGGTAATATTGTAACGGTTTCATATATTGTGACCAATGGTACAAGTTCAGCAGGTGCAAACAATTTCGTATTGATGGATGCTGTTTCTGGTTATTCAAACACCACAATATTACCTATCACCTCTACAACTCAAGGTTCCGAAAAAGAAACCATTGAATCAATCAAATACACAGCACCTAAATCATACTCTGCTCAAGGTCGTGCCGTTACAAAAGAAGATTACATCTATCTAATACAGAATAATTCTGGTGTTTTTCCGGTAGATGCTGTTAACGTTTGGGGTGGAGAAGAAAATAATCCTCCTGTTTATGGTACTATTTTTATTGCCGTAAAACCAAAAGGTGGATATACTTTAACACAAACGCAAAAAAATATTATTGAAGAAAGAATTATTAAACCTATTTCTGTATTAACAATTAAACCAAAAATTATAGATGTTGACTACACATACTTAAAAATTATATCAAATATATATTATAATCCAAAATTAACAGCATTGACTTCTAATCAATTAGAAACACAAGTGTTTAATGCTATTCAGAATTTTGCAACCAACACATTAAATAAATTTAATTCAACATTTCAATTATCATCATTAATAACCACAATACAATCTGTCAACCAATCATTTATAACCAA